GTTGCCTGATTGCCACTTGCTACAACTTCGTCAGCATTTATACTAACTTTAGCTGCAGCAGAAACATTAACTTCATTTTTAGTAACGATATTAAGCTTATCCCCATCTAACTGTATTAAAGATTCTTGATTTGCATGTTCAATTGTAATCATACTATCAGGCGAAATTTGAATAAAACTTCCGCGATAATACATTTGCATTCCACTATTTCTTTGATATATGATAGTTAATTCTTCATCGGGATCGTAGAGTAATACATGAGTTCCATCATAGTCATCTTTAATCCTTTCAATTAATTGGGTATCAATATTTTGAATAGTAGTATATTCAGGGGAATAAATATCACCATTATTAAACTGAACACGAACTATTTGTCCAATTTTAGGAATAGAAATAGATCCAGCTCCATCACTAGCAAAAACAGTTGAATTAATTGGGACTGCCCAAGGAAGATCTTTGGAACTTAAGTGATCCATTAACCTATAAACACGAACTTGGCACCTACCAGAAAAAGTCGGGTCAATATTGTTCGAGATAACGCCTAACCAGTCGTTATCGTGAAGATCCTTCATTGTTAAATGTAAGCCGTCTGGTAATTGCATAATTATTTATTTTTAATAGGTTCGCTTAAATCTTCACTTGGTTTTGGTCTTGGAAGTTTTTCTTTTACTAATTCATTTTTTGAAATGCCTCCAAAGAAATATTTTCCATTTTCTATATCACTTTTTGTAGCTTTACTTACTTCTGCATCCTCAATTTCGCCACCTTGAATTTCTGATTTAGGTTTACTTCCTGTAAAATTAGGTTTTTGTAAATCGTCCCTTTTGGAAGTTGCTAAACTTGGAGCAGCACTTTCCAAACCGCCTTCTTCAATTCCCAAATTAGGTTTAATTTCAGAAAAGCTAGATTTTTCAAGATAACCTACAGAGGTTGCAACGCTAGGATTAGTTTCTTGCCCTTCGTCCTTTTGAATATTTCCATCTGTAGATCCTATTTTTACTTTAGATAGAGTTTTTCCTTCAATTGAACCAGAAGTAGAAGTGCTTAGCGGAATTCCCTTATAGACTAAAGATTGTCCTGTGATCGTAGGATCTCCATCTAAATCTGTTGCTTTTGATCTATCATTAGAAGTTAAAATATTTACTTGGGATTTTAATCCTTCGGGGTTCTCAATAGATTTCCCTATATTAACTTCATTATATATTTGAGAAATAAGATCTGTAGCTTTTGACATATCTTTTATTTCTTCCCATATTCCTTGATCGTTCAAAATTTTATTTGCTGCTCTTACTAAATTCTCTGTTCCATTTGTTGCTTCGGATTTAGCTATCTTTGAAACAAATTCTCTAAAAGAAGTATCTATAAGCTTATTGGAAAGTTCTTGAGAAGGCATCGTAGGGGCTAAGTCCTGAGTCATAGCTTGACGAACAAGGCCAAAAACAACAAAGATATTTTTACTTTGTGCAGCTGCAAGGGCTTCATTAAAGGAAACTCCTAACCCAGGTATTTTAGTCATCTTAGCTTTTCCAACTGCAGTATCTAAAAGATTTTCTGCAAATGCTTTTCCGAATTTGATAGTATTTCCTATCCATGTTGGCGGTTGAATGGCCTGAGATGCGTTGGAAAGATTAGATTCCCCGGATCCACCCGTTTCAACAAAAGGCTGTCCGGATGTATGAGAAGCTTTTTCCCCATAATCCATATCAGGATTTATATATGCTCTTGCTTCAGTATTAGCTGAGATTTTTAAAGGATTATAAGGAATATCCTCTTGCATGATAATAGGAACACTCACCCCTCCTAGATTAACTGGAATAGATTCTCCTTTAAGCATTGAAAATTCTACGCTTCTTTCTAATCCATTGATAATTCGATCTGTATAGTAATAATCAAGAATAGAATTTCTATATTCCTCTGTTATAGTTCCAACTTTAATGTCAAAAGATATTTCGGCCATTTGAGGATCCGTTACATTAAGATCGTTGAATTGAGAATTAAATGATGTAATGTCAAATTCACATCTTTCGCAATGAATAACATAAGTAGGCATTAAATCGTCAATAGCCGTTAAAACCATATTAGGAACTTCAGAACCTGGAAAAGTTTTTGGTTTTTGTTCTGAAGGATTTGTAGTTAATGTAGATTGATGAAATGTTCTGAATTCTGTAATGTAAATATCCATCATAAAATAACGCATCATATCGGGAAGTATCCATCTTTGATAAACATCATCCCATGCAATTTTGCGATAAAGATTTAGGAGATGAATAATTTTCCAATCAAGTCCTTCAAACATCTTAATTGTAACTTTGCCATCTTTAGAAACCCTGATACCTCTTTTTGGATCTATTTTTAATAAGGAGTCAATTCCTGAGATACTTTGGAAATACCATTGATAATTATTTTGAACAACATTCCATTTATCAATAAATTCTAAGAGCATTTTTTCTCTAACGAATTCATTAGCATCCCTTAAGAATTGCCTTGTAGAATAAAAATTTCTTGCATTAATATCATCCTGAGGCTCTGCCCTTTCAAATAATGGATGAGGCATTTTATCATAGTTTGTTAACTCAAGATTCGTATTTGCAGGTCTAAATCCAAGTCTAAAAGTCAAATAGGTTGGTTCATCAAAGGTTTTTGATATTTTTCCGCCAGCAATTACTCCGCTATTCAAGACTGAACCAGGAGTTCTAAAAGACTTAAAGATATTTTCAGCTAAGGTTGGCATTATCTGGTTATTTTTTTATTTATTGTTGTTCAAAGCCTTTTTTATCCTGTATTTTTACTGGATCAACAGGAACAGGAGCAGGCCATTCTCTTCTTGTTAAAATAAATTTTTGGGAGAATAGCGAATAGACTTGCGGAACATCTCTTACCCAGGATAAAGTAAATCCCTTAACATAATACCATCCCGTATAGAAAAATTCCAAAGCTGCATCGGCAACAAAATTTTTATCTATTAAGAGGTTTTCAAAACGATTCTTTTGTATTAAAACAATTGGAACCTTATCCCCTTTAATGATATTTAAGTTAGAACCCTGAACAGATATTTCTACATTTAATTTTTCTAATTCAACTCGGTTCAAAATATTTTGAATCTGTGATCTAACATAATTTCTGTGGTGATTTCCTGTCCATTTACTATTATCTTCATCGGGATTAGAAATTGTATATTGAATTCCTAACCATGGGGAACTATTATAGAGATCTGCATAGTTATAATTAGCTCTTGCGGGTTCATTGGAATGTAAGGAAGCATCCCAAGTAGCTCGCCCTCTCAATAAAATATGGCTGTTTAATTTTTCCTGGTCATAAGCAGGATCAATTTTGAAGGACCAATATTTAGTTTTTTCCGGGTCATCATAAAGAACTTTGTTATGCTCAAAGAAGCAAGCTTGAACATTAGTTCCATATTCAAAAGTAATAGCTGAAGATTTATTAATGGGTTTCCAGTCTGTGATATAAAAACTTGTTGTCCTATATCCTTCGAAGTTTGAAAATACTTTAGGAGCCTCAACAGCTTCATTTGTATTACTTCCCCAATAATATTCTTTCGGAACATTACTTAAAGAAGCAGCTATATCAATTTCATCTTCCGATGAAAGTAATTGTTTTTGAACATTTACAAAATTAAAATTATAATAAATATCGATCCACCAGTCAAAGAAACTATTTTCATCTTTCCATGATCTTGAAGCTATTTCTTCGATGGAAATTTCATAGCTAGTAAAAACAAACCATAATTGCTTATCATCTGTGTTTTCTTCGTTTGTATTAAATCCTAAACCTAATGATTTAGCGATTTCTTTTAGAGCTTCCATCGAAGTCATTCCATTAAAAGCTACAGCTTTTTTATATCCTGAAAGACCTGGTATAAAAAGTTCTCCAAAAAATGTAATTGTAATACCTGATTGAACAGAAGTACTTTTTTTAAGAGGGCTTACCCCCGTAATTACATAATCATTTCGGATAGGATGTAATAAATCAGTTTGATTAGTAATAGCCACAGAAATAATGTCCCCATCTTTAGGCATTTCCTTAGTTAGGAATTTATCATTAGAAAAACTTAAAGTAAGGATAATAGTCGGAAGCCTTTTTGTTGAATCTATTTCAAAATAATCAATCTCTCCCCTAGAAATAAGATAATCATTTATTTTTATAAAAGGAAATTCTACAGAAGTTTTATCTTCTATCTTTTGAGCTTTTCCCCCAGGATTAGTTTCGGGTAAGGACATTTCATCCAATACGATTGTTGGTTTGAAAACATTATAAATCCTATATTTTTCTTTTCCAGCATCGTTTCTACTAGCTTGTTTTGGGGGTTCACTATCCCCGATTGGATTAAATGTATAATCAGCCATTAGACTTTTTTGCTTTTTATAATTGTAGTTAAGAATTCACTTGAACTCATTCCATTCTTTAAACATGCACTTTCTCCAATGCCTTCCCCAAAATAAACCCGGCCATTCCTATGGACTATCTGTTTTGCTCCTTCATCGGCAATATTAGGAGGTAATGCACCCTCTTTAAGATTTCTATCACTAAAAGCAACAGCAGTTTTATCTTGTTTAGGAGCTTTTGTGGGGTCGATATATTTATATGAAAGCCTAATCTTATTCTCCGGAGAATCCGCTCCTTCCCCCTGTTTCTTAACATTATCCTGTGCACTATTTAAATCAGGGATAAGAATAATGTCTCCTGGAGAAATAGTAAAAGCATTGCTAATTCCATTATATTTTAAAATGAACTCTGCATAAATGGTATTATTATAAACTGCTTGAGAAATTAAATCGGGTCTCATGGCATAATCTGCAGGGATCCTATATGCTTGAAAACTAAGATAATTATTAGTTTTAAAGTTGAACATCGTCTGGGTCAAATCCCTAATTGTTGTTCCGTCCTCCTTTGTAAGTAAAGGCTTATTATCTATAGAATTTAAAAACATAATTACTTAAGTGATTTTAATGAAATCCAATCAGCTGCTCTGTAAGCGCTTCTATTTAATACTTTATTTCCTGTAAAATTAAGATCCTGATTAGCTGAAACTGCTGAGAATTTATCCCTATTCCAAACACTAACTGCTCCGGACAAAGTATTTTGTTTAATAGCGGGCTTGCCAAATTTACCTCCTGTTGTTCCGGAATCAGCAATAAATGTTCCCCCGGCAAAAGAAGGCTGGGAACCAGTCATGGATTGATTTCCTGTATATTTGTCAACCCTTGTTTCATAATCAGCACTTCCTGCAAAATTATCCGGAAGATCATAAATCCTACCCATACCACGGTTAAAGATAGATTGAATTGCATCTCTATCTCTAGCCATTCCGTGATCAAGATTAACTGTAATTTTTATCTCTAGGGGGAAATCATCGGGTCCTAATTCTTCTCCTAATTCAAGCTCTATGCTGTCGCAAATTAAATTCCCGATCATAGCGATAGGATTTAGAGGATTTCCAATGGTTACATGCCATTCCCCAACTGGTTCGCCTATTAGAAGAGCCTTTAATCCTGTTAGATAAGGAATTTGTCCCTCTGATTTTTCTGCTGATTTTGCACGAATTATATTTCCCGCAAGACTATCACCAGTAATAAGACTTTTTAAGCTTCCTTTTCCCAAAATAGCATTCCAAACCCCTTTTGCAAGATCAGCCAATTCTCCAGTAGCATCAGTGATTTTATCTGCAAAAGTATCGATTGATGATTGAGCCCATTGTAAAGGCTGACCCCTATACCATTGCTGAATCCCTTTATCCCCACCCATAAATGGATATTGCTGGGGATTTGCCATAAATCTATGCTGCCCACCCCAGAACATTGCTGAAGCAGATCCAATAACTAAAAAGTTCGAAAGTATATCTAATAAAACTGCTTTAGTATTTATACCCCCAATTGGTCGGGCAACATATTCGAATACCAAAGATATTTTATTTTCAAATTTTAATCCGGCTTCCCTTTTTTTAACAGAATCAATTCTGTTGACAGGTCCAATAACCCTGTTTTCGTAGGGACCTCCGCTATATGGATCTGGTGGTAAATTTCCTTTATTCAATATTGCTTGCTGGTCAAAACTTCCCGTAGCAATATTAAGCATCTTAGCAAATTTGGTAAGACCCCCGAAAAGCCCCGCGGGTCCTGCTTCCATATCCGGGTTTGCTTGGGATTGAACTTCAAAGACTTTTGCTTCTACATCCCCCCATTTTAATCCTGCACTCATTTTTAAAATAGTCGAAAGAGAATTTCCTGTTTCTTCCCCAAAATAAGTAACTGCCGTTGCCATTGGGGGAAAAGAAACTTTCTTTCCCCCTCCTTGATCTTGAGTTCCGGGATTTGCGTTTTGCGAATTAGCAGCTTTTTCATCTGAATTATTTCCAGCAGTACCAAAATCTTGTAAACCGTCCATTCCAGGAAACTTAAGGTTATCTACGATAGGAGCAGCATATCTTCGAAGAGTAATCATTCGATTGTTAGGAACTATATTCCAATATTTGCAATAAACAAAATCGCTAAAATGATAAGGTGTTCTTCCATAAGGATCCCCATTACCCCAAGAAATAATAGATGAAGTAGTTGGGTTTAAACTAAAAGCTAAATCTCCATCCGAAGCTTGATCTATTTCATACCATTTTCTTTCGTTTCTTCTATTGATGAGATAATTGCCTCCTTTACTTCCATATAATCTTGTAACAGCATACGTATTTATAAGGGAGGGAATACCCTTAAAGAAATCATCTTTTTTAAGTTGTTCCCTTTTTTCTGCCAAAGCAGACAAAACATCTTTTTGATTTTCAATTTGGGATTCTTGTACTTTTTGATCAGAAATTAAATATCCAGTTGTAGAAACCTGCTGAAATCTTGTATCATAAGGAGTAATTAAACTTGTTTTATTATCTGTTTGATAAAGTCTTTGTAATCTTCTATCAAAAGGCCCTATTGCTGAATCCTCTAAAGGCTTACCATCAAAATCAGTAAGGGGTATTTCGGAAGAAACTTCATCATGAACAGTTTGAGAATATCGTGCTCTTAGACATCCATCTAAAAATTCCTTAGCCCTAGCAAGAGATTCTTTATAAACACGAGCAGCAGCGATAGGATGGATATTGTCCAATTTATCCCCGGGAATATCTCTACTAAAAAAACCGTCTCCAGTTATAAGCTCATTGAAAAGCTTATTAACTTTAACTCGAAAACATTCATTTGTAGTATAGTAATCCGTAAATTCTATAGCATTTTCGATAGCCTTTAAAGCTCTATCAATTAACTGATCGACTTTCGTTTTACTTGCAACTGCTTCTGCCATACTGTATTTTATTTTATATATTCGAGAAACTAAAAAGTCTAACCTTGCGGGTTAGACTTTCCAATTTAATTTATCCTGAATAGGCTTACACTCGATAAGCCTAATCTTTTTGACAGAAGGGAAGAAGATTATTTCTCTAAAAAGATCGTAATATTGTTCTAGTTTTGGTACATTATAGTCATCTAGTAAAACTAAATCTGAAATCCTATCGCAGGTCTCTAATTCATTAAAAAGATTTTCAATTATATCCCTGCTAAGGTTTGGATTAGAATAAATAATCCCACGAATTCTTTTGGACTTTACATAATTTTCAATCAATCCCGTTATTTTTTGATTGACTATAAAAGCTGCATATTCATCTATCGTAGAATAAGTATATCCTAAGTCAGACAGGATTTCCGGAACACTTACAACTGAATAAAGTTTTAAGTTTAGAAAAGCCCGCTTTAATTTTGGTAAACCTTCGACAGTAATATAAAATTTCATTCCTATGCCTTTTTGCCAAATTCTTCCTTAGCTTTTTCATTGGCACTATAATAGTCCAGACCATCCTTAAGCATTAATTCCATTGCTCTATCTGAAATTTTTTTATTAATGATCGATTCTTCATGAGCATTGTTTTTAATCCTTATTTCTTCTTTTAATTGTTCCTCTTTTTTTCTGCCTTCAATGATATTCTGTCTCATCATTTCGAATTTTTCATTTCTCGGCAAAGATTTTTTGTACTTAGTAAGTCCTAGCCTTTTTTCCATGGCCTTTCTTTCTCGTCTGTTCATATTACTTTTTTTTGCTTAAGGATTTGACATAAAACACATTAAATAATCTAAAGTATGCGGCTAAGAAAAGGATTTCATCAGTTCGAATAACTGTTGAAGCATCCATTAACTTAAATTTTTTCTCTTTGATGCCTTGTTGAGCTTCCTCCTGGATCTTTAATCCTGTAACATCAACGGCATAAACTTTAATGGGGGAGTCTGACGTTAAATTACTATAAAGAGCTCCTAAAAACATCCAGTCTTTTGCAGCTTTAATATTGATTTTAGTAACTTCATAGAAAATTCTATTTGCAGCTACCAGATCGGTACTATCATCTGTTGAAATATATCCATTAAGAAGGGTCCAAACTTCTTCATCTTCAATATAATTCCAGTCTTCAATAATACCTATTTTTTCCAGAAGGCCATCTGAAGAAATCGTGTAAGGCAAAACTGCAACTTTGTCTTTTTTATCCACAAGGTAATAATGCCCATCAATCTCGATGACATCTTCATATTCGCCTTGTATTATTTTCTTCTTCTTAATTTCTTCCATTGATTAAAATTATTTTTCTTCTTCCTCGATAATATCTCCTTGAGCTTCCGGACTTCCTACAACTGGAGCTTCTACTTCATAAGGAAGTGCATTATTAGGAATTATTGGCTCATAAGCCATAAGTAAAGCTTGTTTTAAACTTTCTTTAATAACTTGATTATCCAGGTTTTGAATTATATATTCAATAACTTTCGGACCCCCATTTTCAAAGCTTTCTTTTACAACGTTGTAAAGTGATTGGGTAGGCAAACTGATAATCATCGACATTTTTACAGGGGTATCGAATTTTTTTGCCTTTTCACACATCAGCCATACAGGATCCCCTGAATTACTTGGCTGCGATGTGCCTGGTGCTTGCTGCTGAGTTTTCATATCATTATTAGATGTAGCATTAGCTGGAGTGGCAGGTGTGTTAAACGTGTTTATTTGACCAAATTTTGATGCGGTCTTTCTCGGAGGGTGAGGAATAATTTTCTTTTTTCCTTCTATGAATGGTTGAACACAATGAAGAACTCCATCACCACCCATTTCCCATTTTTCTTCTTCCCTCCCGACCCATGTAGTTTCAATAACCCATACATTCGAAGGACTATCTACTTCGGCCATTAATTGACTTTGATAATCTTGACTATTTAGAGGAAGAATAAGTTGTTCATTACATCTTGATCCATCTTTAAAGCAGACGAAAACCATTCCGTCTTCTTCTTCGATATGATCAAAAATAACTACTTCCCCATTTCTAGGTCCTGCAAGAAATTGGAAGTATCTAACTGGCTGTTCCATTTTTATTTTAGTTTAATTTTTTCAATTTTTACTTCTTTCACTCGAACATCATAGGGAGATGTATTTGGCGAAGTCTCTTCTGTACTCTTGCATCCATTCGACAGAGAATCCTTGACTTGCCCAGTCGAGGTAGTCCTCCCGAAAAGTTTCAAGAGCTTCATTAAAATGTTTTTCATAGTCCCCCGAGCTTAAAAAGTTCATTCTTAAAACAGGAATAACAAAAGTGTGTTTTGTTCCTTTAACCCTCCAAAAATATGAGGGAGTTGATACTTGTACCCCCATGCCATATTCCACAAAAAGAGGTTCAACCCATCCCTTGGGATGTACCTCCATTTCGCGGACCATTTGTAAATTATCAAAGTCGTATTCGTAAGGCATTATCCTACTTGTTTATCAGATTCCTCCGATGAACCCTCAACTGATGTTGTTCCCTTTCCTGACATAATTGCTCCACTAATCTTTCTAACTCCTAATAATGCTGCTGATAGTAATCCTAATTGAAGAATTTTTTCAAAAACTTCTAAAACATCTGGTTTTCCTAACCACCATCCCACCATTGCAGCTGCAAAAGAAGCGGATGTGAGAATTCCAGTAATTACGCCAACAAATCCGGAGCCAGAGGTTTTTCCGTTGGAATTATTGAAGGTTTCGCTAAATCTAAACTTAGATTTGTTAAATCCCATAGCCATATCTCTAATTTTAGTTGGTTATCATTATATTTATCCAACTAAAATTAGAGGGCCCTAAATTCCTGAATTAACGGAGAATATCAACAATCTTTGTAAGAACGATCGAAGAGATTTCTGAATCTTCGGTACTTCCTTTTAGATGCTGAGCAATTTTTGCCTCCACATCTGTTGGGCTGATAGCTTCAACAATGTATTCTTCTCTTCTCTTTTTAATTTTTCCTTTCACTTCAAACTCTATTTGAAGGGTGGCCTTGTAGTACGAATTTTCACTCATAATATTTTTGATTTTAGTTTTTTATAGAACTTATATTTATGAAAAGTATAAAAGTTTCGAATATATAGAAAAAGAGCATTCATGAATCTTAAAAGACCCCATAAATTTTACTTTGTTTATTTAACCAAAAACCTTGTTAATAGTAAATCATACATTGGATGCCATGCAACCAATGATTTGAATGATAATTATAAAGGGAGCGGGATAGCATTAAAACGAGCTATGAAAAAATACGGGGAAGAAAATTTTATTACAGGAATCATTGAATTTTGTTCTGCCGATAACCTATTTGAAAAAGAGATAGAATGGATAGAGAAATATAAAACATTTAAAACCGGATATAATTTAACTAAAGGAGGGGAAAGCAAATTAGGTAGTATATGTTCAGAGGATACAAAAGAAAAAATGAGAAATTCCTTAATAGGTAAACCTTCCGGATTTAAAGGACAAAAAATGTCAGAAGAGCACAAAGAAAAAATTAGACAAAAGAAACTAGGCAAATCCACTGGGATAGGTCACGTTGTTTCGGAAAAAACTCGAAAAAAGATAGGAAATTCTAATTCTATCTCCCTAATAGGAAACAAAAATGCAAAGAAAAAAATTCTTTGCATTTAAAATTAATCTTCAGCTGGTCCTTTACCCGATTATTTTAGCACAGGCGATTTCCAATCAGTTTCCATTCTTTTTTTTCGGAGAATAATCTTCTACCATTTCGTCGGTAATTTGAGAACCAATAAATGGAGCTTTTGCTTTTACCTCATCTGGTAAAACATTCTGTGAATCAAAAACGCTGGGAACCTTACCGCATTTAGTACAAACAAACACAGGCATCGGGAGTAATTGCTCTTGACCAGACGGAGAGATTAAAGGAGAAAGAACTTTGAAAAATAATTCTTCCTTGAAAAGAACCCCTCCACATTCACATGTAATGGTTTTTGAATTTTTAATAATTTCCGGAGTAATCTTTATGTTGCTCTGCATTCCGTTTGCAAATTGAGCAGCCCTTTTTTCGTTATCCATTTTAATTTATTTTATGTTCTTTTTCTTTACAAACACTTTGAAAAGTTCCTAACGGACCTGAAATTTCAAGATATGAAACATAGTATTTGGAAGGATCCATATCAAATTTCTGAGCTATTCCATTAGCTTGAATTTTAATATAATATCCTTTTGTAATAAACATATTCCACCTAGCATTTAGGATCTCCTCTCTTGAAACTCTATTAGCATCCTTGAGGAAATAAGTTTTAAGTCTTTCCTCAAAAATATTACTCTTAACTAAGAGAGCTCCAGAAATCCCATCTATAGTAAAGATATAAAATTCAGAGAGCTTTCTTATATCTGTGATTTTTACATCCTTGTGTGTCCAATCTTTTGCCAGTGTGTCCATAGTACTTTTTTATATTATATGTTCTTATTCTTTATAAGTTTTAATAAATCATCCCATGAATAATCCCTAATAGCATGTATTTGATCCAAGGAAAAGCCTTTCATTTTAGAAGGCAAAAAGATTAATTTGCTCGGGGAAATCCTTTTTAAAGTTTCGGGAAAGAAAATATCTCTTTTAGAAAAAGAATCATCAAAAATAGCAAAAAAATCCCCTTTAAATTCTTGGATAGATTCCCAAGAAATATAATTCATCTTGGAATCTATAAAAAACCTATTATCTAAAATTTGATCCCCGAGATATTTGTCTAATCTCTGAAGATCTTTTTTTATATTTGACCATTGGGGATCTAAATACCATTCATTTCTAATAATTTGAAGAACAGGAACATTTTGTTTAGAACAATTTATTTTAATCCAGGGCCAGGCTTTTTTTCCACTTTTTAACCTATCATTAAAATCAATCATTTGTTTCCACTTAAAGCTTTCCAATTCAAATAATCGGTAATCAATCCTCTCCTGTATTCCGTTTCGTTTTGCCTTATCTGATTAATCTTCAAAGGATTCTTCTTCCTTTCAATAATTTCTTTAGGAATAACAGTTTTGTATTGTTCTTTGAGAATCCATTTATGAGTTCTGGAAGAATAGGGAAGTTGAAGAGCTGCTCGAACAACATCATGTCCCAAGAATGGATTACGGCATTCAATAGTAAAATTCATGCTCATTCGGTCAACTCGAACTAAATGATAGAAAGGAAGCTCCTGGAATACATCACTTTTTTGAGAATCATATTCACTTATTCTACGATAGCCTCCAAATAATTCATCTGCTCCATCCCCGGTAAGAACAATCTTATCCTTAATATCTTTGAAAAGATAATACTGAGGAATTACAGAGCCAAGATCAATCATCGAGTCATTTATATCGTAGATCTGCATTTTTTCAACCGGAGAAAGATCTTCGGGTTTTATATCAAGATAATTTATCTTTAACCCCCAATGATCTTCCATAAATTTAACATACTCTCCATCTTCAGCATTATTAATGGAGTAAATGTTTACATCAGCTCCAAATTTCTTGAGATAGAAAAGGATAATTGTACTATCTAATCCGCCAGAGAACAAAGTAGAAACTTTATATTTTTTTGTAAGCAATCTTCTTCGAACAGAAGTCTCTATAAGTTCATGTATTTCTCCTTTTGGTAGATTTTTATCCCATCTATAATAATCCTGGATAACTCGAGGAGCAATAGTTCTTCCGCTTTCATATATGTAGATATTATTAGGCATAAGCCTCTTAACATCTTGATAAAGAGTTCGATTGTCTGTATTATAACCCCATTTATTGACTGTGCTGATAAAGTTTTGGTCAATGGATAGGTTATTACTTAATCCTTTTACTTCACTGGAAACTTCTCCCGTTATAGGATTTATATAAAGTTGTTTTTTTCCAAGAGGATCGGTAAAGAGGATTACTTTATTCTTTCGAACAATTACAATACTCCAAAATCCATCCCATTTGTTTATTTCTTCGAGATGTTTTTCTATAGGAATATCCTTTTTAAAAAGATCCTGTAAGTAAGCAGAGTCGTTTTCAAATTGTCTTTTGGAAAATTCATTATAATTGAAGATCTCTCCATTGAAAAGAAGAAAATCATCATTATCCAAAAGGATTGGTTGGGTCCAGGAATCTTCCTCGAGAGTTTGGATAGGAAGACGATGGTGTCCGTAGATCCATCCATTTTTCTCAATAGAGGTAAACTGAATTCCCCTATGCTTTATCGAGTCAATTTTACTTTTGTCCGGTGTCAGAATTATCCCACACATACACTATGTTTTAAAATTTAAATTAGCAAATTCGCCATGATATTTTTTAGCTGCTTCATCATAAGCTTTTGCAGCATCGATTTCATTATTAAATAAACCTATATGTTTTACTTTCCCAGCTTAAACCAATACCATTTATTTTTTAATTGTTTCATATTAATTTTCCTTCTTTGATTTATACTTCTATTTCCAATAGAATCCCCCTAACGGGTGTAAAATCCCCGGCTTTTACTTTAACAGATACAACAGTACCATCTTTTTCTGCTAATAATTCATTTAGCATCTTCATGGATTCAAGAATTACAAGGATTTCTCCTTTCTTAATTTTGTCTCCTTCTTTAACACAAACCTCGGATATTTTTCCAGGCATTGGCGAATTAAAAGATACTTTCATATTTGATAATTTTTGAATCCAATAATGCTTTTTCTACATTCCAACAATGGAGCGAACCTATCCACATAGATAATGTTCCGAGCTTTAATGATGGATCGACTTGTTCTTTTACATATTGAGCCAATCTTACTGTCATATAAATGTCATTTTTGAAGTGCCTGAAAATATCACAGCTACGAATAAGATATGCTACATGAAGTTTTCCCCTTCTAATCAAAAAATGATAACCAATTGTACAAGGGAGACGAACTCCATTGTTATTGCTATCCTGAGGATGCCAGATTGCATAAAATGCTTGACGAGAACCAGGATCATCCTTTAGTCTTTGGATTAAATCCGCAAAATCACCGAAATTATACCCCATCTTTCCGGTTCCCTTAAGTGTTTTATCCGGCCAAAATCTTTCCATATAAGTATGAGAGAAAAAGGTTTCCCCTTCCTCCTCTCCTTCTTTACGGAATTTTTTATCGTTATCTTTAGTATTAACCTTATAATAGGGCCAATTCTGATATTCATATCCGGGGTTGTGATTGCAATTAGGATTTATCCTTTCCTGAAAATGGTTTTCTGCCCAGGGTAAATCGGCATCACATTCTTTACCCAATTCCTCCTTTGTTTCGGGCATTTCCATCTGAATATATCTATTGATAATTTCGAATAAATCCCCCGGGGCATCTATTGCTTGCCATTTTTTAGAAGTAGCAATATCACCCATTTCTTTGAGACTTGAAAAAGAATTTGCAATAGCTTTACTTATTTTCATATTTTTTATTTTTTATTTTTAGAATTATTTTTATGAAAAGTTTTAATTGATAAAACTTTTAATTTTTTTATAGTTTCCTCCAAAGCCTTTAATGCGTCATTATAACCATCTTTATAGCCTAGATGGTATATGTTATTATTAGCTGGCTGAGCAAAAGAATAGGCTTCAGCTAAATTTTCATCTCTCGGATTATTTTCTTTTTCCTTTTCAGAGGGAGAAATAATATTATTCTTACTTGCTGCGGGATGGTTGTCAATTATTCGAATATTTCTTACAAATTCTCTATGAAATCCTTCTTCCAAAAATGCACCCTTTTTTCTTAATACAATTCCAGTCTGATATAAAGGTATAGGAATATTAGGAAATCTTTTTGTGTAAGTATTAATAAACATTGTAGTGGGAACATGTTTATGAAGGAAAAATCCATAAGCTTCCATATCGGGATTATTAGCCATAACAATGTCTATAATTTCTTTATGCAAAAGGTATGGTTTCTTATCCTGAACTAAATCTTTAATAAGAATAACAAAATAACCCCCTGGTTTAAGATATTGAATAGCTTTGGTATACATGGTTCTTACTAAGTTAGAATAAGCATCCCCCTTAGTAAGCCCTATATTATCTTCATGCATATAATCAAAACTCTTGTCCTCTTTTGTTTTAAGGTTTTTTCTTTCTGGAGCATCAGAGGATTTGCCGGAAAGTTTAGGATAAGGAGTTCCATTTATGATAAGATCCAAGAAGGGTTCCTTAAATCCCCATTCCGTAAAATACTCATCAAGTTTTGTAGCATCCCCTTGACGAAAATAAGAAAAAACACTAGGATCTGGTATTCTAGCTTTTCCAAATTGTTCAGCAATATTTCTCAAACCAACTTCCGGATACTCAAGTTCAATTCCTATTCCATTTCTTCCCGATAAAATAGCTTCAACAACAGCAGTTCCAGTTCCTGCTGTAGGATCAAAAACCCATCCTCCTTTTGGAGATAAGTTCTGAATAGCCCATTTATATCCAATAACATGGCCAACGTCAAGATGATCGCCGGCTTTATCAACATAATATCCCTTTCGGATACGATTACTGTAATATTTGTCTTCATCTACATGGTATATTTCACCCATAAAATTCTGACAATATTTACAAGTACAATGATAATCACTTGGTATTCCTAGTCTATGATCAACAATATGATTATAAGGAATAGAATTGGTGTGTTTTGCTTCTGCCATATTAACTGTACATAAAAGATGTTAGAGACGAACCATACAGAGGTTGAAGGTTCATCATATTATAAACTTCAATATAATCTACCATTTCCCAGGTTTCTCTTTTCCCCTCGAATTTGAAATCTTTTTGCTCCCCAATCATTGAAAGAGGAAGAGAATTACCTGTATAAACTAAACGAAATTTAAGATCCGGGGTTCTCCAGACCTCAAATATTCCGTTTCTCATATATTTCATTTCAAATCCTGCTCCGGATCCCTTAACTACATTTATTTTAGCTAAAGGAGATATATCAGAAAAATCCCTTCGGTTAAATGTTGTAGCTTTTTCCCATGTTTCTTTAGGCCTTCGACTTGCGGGTTGTTTTTCTACAGGTATTTGGGAATAAGCATTTTCAATGGCATCTTCGTCTTCGCCAACAGAATTCATAGAAGCCATTACATCGATATGATGAATGTCGTCTTCTCCTGATAATTCGCAAGCTCTCGAAAAGAAAACAGCAGCAACTGGAGAATAATTATTTTGAAATACATCTCGAGCTGCATATCCCCGAGCCATTGCTTTTCCGGGGGTTTCTATTTCATTAGACATTCTTATAGCTAATTTCATAGCTTCGACAAGATCACCCCCGGATTTCTTTTTAAGATCCGTCAATCTCATTATATCCTTTGTTCCGTATTGCGATGACATTATTCTGGAAGTATTTTTTTGAATTTTAATTTTGTTTCGGTGTGTTTAAGAACAGTTTCCAAAGTTTGAAAAAGATTTAAAACAGCTTCTTCCTTAGTTTCTCCTTCAGAAACGATACCGGGATCCGGTTTAAAAAAGGAAGTAAATCCCCCATTAGGATCTTCCACAAGAATAATTTTTAACTCAAAGACATTTGTCTCTTTGGTTTTTCCCTGTTCAAATTCTTTATAACTAACTCTACTCATCGTCTTCTTCCTCTGCTTTTTCAAAAACATATTTTTTTAATTCTTCTGCAGCTTTTAAATAAGCCTCTCTGAGCTGATGAAATTTTTCATCTTTGATTTCTGGCCATCTTGAATAATGAGCGAAGCAATAATGAAATCCTTCCTCCTTTATTCTATATCTGACATTTTGGAAATATTCTTCTTTCATATCTTGAATTCATTTACTTGATATTTTAGCGACTACTGATTATATTCATTATTCCATTTTTTCTTTTAGTTCCTGAATGTATTCTTTATATTGTCCTTGCTTAAATCTTTTGATGTAAGCTGGATGGCAAATGAAATCACCAGATCCAAACTTTTCCTGAAGAGATTTACCTAGGAAGATAATTTTCCTTGGCTTAACAATTTCTATTTCTTCTTCAAGGGCCTTTCTGTTCAGGGTTTCATTATTTTCACACTTATTCCAATTAGTGAAATAAGGCATTTGCTTGGTTGGATAAATTCCGGCATCAAATAAACAACGATGGAAATATTCCGAACTCCCAGTATTACTTACAAAAGATCTAATAAATCCTTTTCCTATAGAATAATTACTGGGCATTTCCCCAACAAACATAACACAGTCCTCTTCATAGTAATTTCCTGCCGAAAAGAATTTTTGTAGTTTTTGAGCTCTTTGTTTTCTCTGATCATGAACATTCTCAACTAATCCTAATATTGTATCAAGATTATTTTGTTTATAATCATAAATGAAGACTGGGACATAAGTATTTTCCATGACATCATCATAGAAATAAAGCATCTGATCTATTTCTTCGAGCTTCACATAATCGTCTCCGCGTACGTGTATGTTTTCTAAGATAGTTTCTTTTTCCGGACGGACATAAAGAATAACAGGATAAAAAGGCATTAGCCCGGATTCAATAAGATATTGATGCCATGGCTGCATCTGGTCTCTTCCTTCTTTAAATTGAGGATAAACCAGTTCGCTCGTATAATATCTTTCAAGATAAAAAGGAGCATAATGAGCTGGAGAATGGAGATAATAGCTAAGCTGATCTTGTTTTGGATAAAATGGCTTAACTAATTGAATCGAAGAATTTTTCTTAATAAATTCTACCAATGTACTCTTACCTGAGCCATCTGGTCCATCAATTACAATCATGTTATTATGTTTTAATGTTTTATGTAATTATATTTGAAGAGTTTTCATTTCATATGAAATTATCCCTCTTAAAATATTATTCCAGGTTTCCTCATTATATTTTCCGTCAGGTAAATCATTTCCTCTTCTCCAGACTTCTCCAGGACGAGGTTTTCGGGAACTTACTGTACTTCCTAAATAAGAATTTTCCATTGTATCCGCCCAATGAACATGAATTGAATATATGTGCTCATCTGTATAAAAATTAACCGTTATCCA